AGTAACAAGTGTGGGTGTCACCACTACTGGTGCAATTGACGCCACTGGACAGACAATTGATTCTGCTGCTATTACATCTACAGCTACAGTCACTGGTGCTACGCTCACTGATGGCACTGCCACTATCACAGCTGGCGATATCAGTACCACTGGTACCATTGGTTCTGGTGCCATTACATCCAGTGGATTAGTCACCAGCGTGGGTGTCACTACTACTGGTGCCATTGACGCTACTGGACAGACAATTACCTCTGGTGATATTAATTCTACCGGAACTGTCACAAGTAACGGCATAGTTGTATCTAATCATATTCTCCCAACAAATTCTTTGGCATATGATATTGGAAGTGTAGCATACCCGTTCAGAGATTTGTATTTCAGCACTGGATCTATTAATTTCATAGGCGAGGACGGCAACAAGACTGCATTATCTATAAGTGGCGGTGCAATACAAACATCTACTATAGATTCAACTGGAGCATTAGTTTCAGACGCAACACCCTTAAGTATTGTAGATAGTCACGTAGCCATCAATAAATCTTCTGCCACACCAAATGCTCATTTAGATGTATCTGGCAATGTTCATATTAGCCAAGGCATAACTATATCTGGAACGGTAAATGTCCCTGACGCATCTATTACACAAAAATCTATAGATAATGCTTACTCCATGAAGAAGAATTATACAATGACTGTAGGTTCTAAGACATCTGCACATATATACACTGGTGCAGGCAGCACATCTGCTTACTATATTGATGACATTGAAAGCCCTCATCTTACATTAAGAGTTGGATATACTTATATTTTTAACGTAGCAGATGCAACTAATTCAAGTCATCCATTACTATTCTATTCTGATGCCGCCAAGAGCAATGCTTACACTGATGGTGTTACCAGTACTGGATCTGCAGGCACCGCAGATGCTACTGTATCAATTACGGTTTCCTCATCTACACCAACCCGTTTATATTACCAATGTGGAGCTCACAGTTACATGGGAACATGGTTCAATATAGAGGCATCGGCTGATAATGTAACAACTGCTGAAATTGGTTTCTTAAGTGGCGTGACCAGCAATATTCAAGATCAATTAGATTCAAGTGGCATTGATACCACACAAGATGTTGCATTTACATCATCTACACCTGCTACATCAAGCACTGCAGCCGCATTAACAGTAACTGGTGGTATTGGTTTAGGTGGATTCATTAAGCAATTCTAATTTCATAAAAATATGTTTCTATTATATAATTACTATGTCAATTGCAACATTAAAAAGGAAAACACAAACAAAATATAATAATATGAGCGTAGGTTCTACCAGTTTTTCATTGAACGGTACCAGACGCAATCAAGGATATGTAGGGCAAACCTCATTGTCTCGCACATTGGTTAGAAGTTTAAGAAATGGTCAGGAACTACGCGGACACGGCGGTAGTTGCAGTACTGGAAACGAAACACCGATACTTCAAAATGAAACAATATGTATGAATGACAATACCGTTATAAAAAATTCTTCTTTAAGTACGCGTGGTATGCTGAAAACGCGTTTCTGCAATACAGACTGCAATGTGGTCAAACCCGACACTAATAACAATATCAACACACAGACTGATTTCATTAATCGCAAGAAAAAAGAATGCATTAATTGTACAATAACTACTGTAGATTTAAATACAGTTATCAGTTGTTGTCCAGAGTGTAACCCAAATAAAAATAATATAACCAAACCCGACGAAGCATATTTAGTGAAATCTAGTAGCAATTATACAGAAGAGCTTAACAAAGCTTGTACTGAAAATGATAATATATATGTACCATCCAAGGTTTTAAAACAACCATTTGCGGGATTTAATTAAAAAATTGATTTAATAAAATAATATGTTTATATCATATTATTTTACAGCTATGTCTGATACACAACATAACAAATTAATGGAGATTCAGACTCAACCAGAAAATGAGTATTTGAAAACATTTTCAGATAAAGAACTAAAAGCCTATCATATTGCCAAATCTCACCTAGGCACAACATTCCAAATGGAAAAAAGTATAGGATTTGCCGAATGGAAAGAAAAACAAACTCGTTAGAAAATTATCTTTCAGAATTATTTTTATAATCTTTATAACTCATTACATCTTTCTGTAAATTGGTTTCATTTTTTAATGTATCTAATAATGGCGAGGAAAACCCGACTACGTCTTTTGGTTTTTTATACAAAATATTCATATTGTAAATCTTTCCCATAGCGATGAAACGATTCGTTAGTATATTTATATGTTTTTTATCTTTTTTATTGTCTTTGGTATCTATTTTTACTTTGTCTTCGTTATAATTTTTTAATTTAGCAAATGGTCCATCCTCTGCTAATTTCCTATTCGTTTTTTTTACATCAGTCGCGTCGTTGTTCTTCTTTTTTTCAATATGATGAATTTTTACTAATGGTGATTCGTTTTCCTTAGAAACTATATTCTGATCAATGAAAAAATCCATACATTTGAAAATTCTACAATATTTCATAGCAACTGCATTTAATGTGTGATAAGGGATACTATTTACATCAGAATAGTATGCAAAGCCAAGTTTATATGGATCATAAAACATATACACATTTCCTCTGGGTGTATTCTCCATCAAAATGCGACTTTTCCAATTACTTTCTAATACATTTCCGTCCTTTTCAAGAATTTCTTTGAAAGATTCTTTATTGTAAAATTCTTTTTCTATATTGTCATTAACATCGTTTTTACCACTCTTCCGATAATTCAAAAAGGTTTCTTTGTATCTCTCATTAAATTCATCTGTAAAAGTGCGTATTGTTTTTACAGGGATTTCGTCTTTTATAAAGTACTTTGAAAACCATAATCCGATCTTCTTGTGGAAAATAATCAATAAATTTATAGTCCCAAATACGGATGCAAACACCAGTGGTTTTTGAAAGATTCTTGAATATGCATTAAAAAAATATTTCATTTGTTATCAAAATTATATACTATATGTTTATGCCCTTTCACATGGTATTTCTTTCTATGTAGTTTCTTCTTTCGCAACCTGTTTTAGACGCAATTCAATTAAATCGTGCATCTCTTTGTCTAAAAATGGTACTTTTATGCGTTGATAGTTTTTGTATTTATTCTCTGGATGCATACACACTAAGTATAAATCGGTTACTTTTTTGCCATATTTATGTTCTAATATCGTTTTATATACATTCAACTGTAGTGCATAATGCCAAAAATTTGTATCTGGTAAATGTGATAAACAGGGTGTTTTTGCATAATTGTTGAAACTTGCTTCGTGCCTTATTTCTTCACAACGTTTCCAATCATAAATTTGTAAAGTACCATCTGGATTTTCATATATCATATCAACTGAACCAGATAATTTCAATTCCTCGTAATAAATCATCCATTCCGTGCGATAAGGCTTAAGTTCCGGATAATCATTAAGGAAATTCTTGAAATATTGGAATTCTACACTGTCATTGGTTACTGTTTCTTTATTATAATAATATTCAATATCATTGTGCATATTTGTTCCAGCAGAAGATGCCATATCACGTTTTTTATCCCACATTGTTTTTATTTCATCAGGATTCATCCCGAAATATTTATAAGTTGGATCATTTTTTCTTTTACTTTTCATTATCTTATCAATAGCTGCATCGGCATCAAAGTGACCAAAATGACTATGGTTCCAAGTAGTAACAGAAGTGTAGCCACCACGGTCACCACATACAGTATATATATGAGGTCCCTCTTCAAATGATATGTGTTCGTCGCGGTCGTGTGCATTTTTTGTTGACAAATAGGTAGGTGGAATATGATCGGGCATTGATGAATTGAAAAAAATATATATTATATTTCTTAATCAATTTTTTCATTCACAGTCATACTCTAAAATGCCTGGAATGTTTCTTTTGATTTTATTATAAATACTATTTCTTATTTTTGTACATCTCTGGTCTTTTGACAATCCTCCGCCCAATATTTTCTTATAATACTCTGCATATAAATCTTTGTATTTTTCAGATGATTCTATACGAGTTTGGTTCGGTTCGTACCAATCTTTTATAAACGCATTTACATATTGTTTGCATATATGCTCTATATATTTGTCCATCTTATTATTTGTTAGAATAGTCCATTTCATTTCCGAATCGTCATCTTTAGATTTATCATAAATGTAAAATGGAGCATTCTTCTTGGTGAAGCTACAAATAGGCACATTCTCTTGTTCGTTATCTGTAAAATAATTATCAAATAATTTGCACACAGCCCGTGTTAAATCTCCCCGAAAAGCATCTTCTAATGTATTAGTAATTAATGGTTGGATATTATCTACAATCCATCTCTCAAAACCCATTATCGGTTTGTTTGTTTTTTGATTCAGCCATTCTAATACATTCACCTTTTTATTATTTCTTTGGGTTAGCAATTGGTTTTCTTTTTCTAATTTATCCATGCGCAGAGAGAGATGTTTTACTAATTGAAATAGTTCAACTGCAGTAGGCATTTTTTCTCCTGATAACTCTATATCGTTATATTGCTCCCTGGGTGGTTGTGACAAAAACTTACAAACACTTACATGTCTGTCGTAATTGAATTTTTCCTTGTAACTACGAACGCAATGATTGCATTTATAATGGTTTGACATTTTTATAATAACATCTAATTATATATTCTACTTATCAATTTTTAAATAATGAAAATGGTATTTAGTAAAAATACTGTTACCAGTCAAAGTGATGTAAAAAAATATCCGATTAGACAACTCCCAATCAACAAGGATTATATTAAATATTATCAAAATTTAAATGCTACCCGTTTTTCGTTATATAACAATATACAAACCGGCTGTTCTAATTGTTATAAATAAAATATGATTATTGTATATAATATGAAAATGAATGCGTCTTTTTATTTATTACTTGTTTTGTGCCTCTTTTTTACGTTCCTCCTCGTAAATTTTTCATTGAATAATTATTACAAAGAAGGAATGGAGAACAATGAAAAGAAAGAGATCGTATCAAAAAAGAAAGAAAAGCGTGTGAAGACTGTATCTTTTTAAAGTAACAGTGCGATAATGTAAAATAATTGTTTTATATATATAATTTATACTGTGATATATATAATGAGTACTTTTGATAACAAATATGATTTATTTTTAGAACCTAAAACAAAACAATATGGAACACATATGGTAATGTCAAATGTACATAAACCGAGCAGGCAGAAATATATAAATATAGATACTAAATTTAGAGATGAATATAACGATACGCAAACAACAAACAGTAACGCTGATTTATTAAGCAATCAATCAGCTACCTCTAACTATTTTGTTACTATTCCTGAAAAAATCAATGATGTCAAAACTATTTCTGTTACAAATATTGAAATGCCTATGTCTTTTTACAATATATCCGCCAATCTTGGAAATAATTATTTCAAAACACTTGTATCAGGCAACGAAACTATTGTCACCATTCCGGATGGAAATTATAGTGCATCGACGTTAGAAACTACATTAAATGAACTTCTTGCCAACCTTGGCATTGGGTTATCATTCAATATAGATAACAATACTCATACAAGTGTTGTATCCGATGGGTCAATTGAAATCCATTTTGATATAAATAATGCAGGCATTAACGATAAATTTCGTTTTAAATCTAAGTTTGGATGGTTACTTGGGTTTCGCGATACAACTTATACAGTTACTACCGTAGCTATTACAAGTGAATGTTTTTCTACTTTACATGGTTCAAAATATCTGTATTTAGCAATTGAAGAATTTAATCGTGGAAGTCAAAATTCATTTGTAAGTCCGTTGTTTTCTTCATTTGTAAATAAAAATATAATTGCTAGGATTGCAATTGATAAAGTGAATTATCCATTCGGATCAATACTGCCTGCAAATTGCTACAATGGTTTGTTGATAAGCGACATCCGATCGTATAATGGTAAAATAGACCTTCAAAAATTAAATATTTCTATCTTGAATGAAGACGGAATACCAATCGCATTAAACGGATTGGATTTTTCGTTCTGCTTGAAAGTTGAACACGAGTGATTGTACCATATAAAAATTGATATTATAATGTATTGCTATTAAATATTATAATATTATAATATGGACACCAATCTCAAGTGCGTAAGCATTTCTAAGAATACAGTTGAAAATACAAATGAGCTGGACACTACTATTCTTTCAAAAGAACAACTGCTAGCTTATGATAAATACAAGCAAGGAGGAAATTTATTCATTACTGGTCCTGGCGGAAGTGGTAAAACTAAATTAATTCAATATTTCGTACATTATTCAAAAATAAAAGATCAAAAATTGCAGGTATGTGCTTTGACTGGGTGTGCATCTATTCTATTGAATTGTAATGCAAGGACGTTGCACTCATGGAGCGGAATAAAATTAGCAAAAGGTGCGAAAAACAAAATTATAGAAAGTGTCGCTTCCAATAGAAATGCAGTTCGCAATTGGAAAAAAGCCAAAATTCTTATTATAGATGAGGTAAGTATGTTATCCAGAAAGATATTTGAAATAATTGAAGAAGTAGCTAGAACAATAAAGAAAAACACACTTCCCTTTGGTGGTATGCAAATCATCTTTAGTGGGGATTTTTGTCAATTGCCTCCTGTTGGAACACATGGCGAGCAAGATACGTTCCAATTTTGTTTTCAATCCCCCATGTGGAATACTGTTTTCCCTTTGTCCAATTGCATTGAACTAAAAACAATCTTTCGTCAAAATGATCCATTATATACAAATATTTTAAACCATATTAGGAAGGGAGTTATTACTCACACCGACAAAGATGTATTGGAAAAACGGGTAAATATTCAATTTGATTCTACAAAACACAATGGTTGTATCCCTACTAAATTATTTCCTCTGCGTGCAAAAGCAGATTACGTAAATAATATGATGTTTTCAAAACTTCCACACGAAGACAATGTATTTGAACTTATCAAAACAAGTGATAATTCTACTTTTATAGATACAGGCAAACCTCTCCCGCTATCTGTCCTTCAAATGTGTAAAAAATTAACCACCAAAGAAATAGAATATGAGCTTAATCAACTGATTAATAACGCGCCATGTGTTCAAATCTTACACTTAAAGGTCGGTGCTGCTGTCATGTGCTCCATTAACTTGGATATGGAAAATTCTATTTGTAACGGGTCGCAGGGTATTGTCATTGACATTATACGTAATAAAGATTTTGCTATACCCGTTGTTAAATTTTCAAATGGTATTATTAAACATATTCATCCACATTATTGGCAATCTGAAGAATATCCTACTATTTCAATTGGTCAATATCCGCTATGTTTAGCTTGGGCACTTACAATACATAAAATACAGGGGGCTACGTTGCAGTTTGCTGAAATTGACGTTGGCAATAGCATATTTGAATATGGACAAACATATGTTGCACTCTCCAGAGTACAATCTCTGGATGGACTCTATCTATCCGCTTTCAATTATGAAAAAATCCAAACCAATCCTATCGTGACAGAATTTTATAAAAATATTCAAAATAATATCACATGTGAGAAAACTAATAAAAAACAAGATTTAGAAAAAGACAGTGCTAGCGATACAAAACATATTATCTTGTAACATTTATTATGTGTGAAATATATAATGGTAGCTGCAAGTATTTTACCTATTACTATTCACAAGAATCAACTTCTTTTTTTATTTGGAAAAGAAAATGAATTGGAAGATAGTGCAAAAGGATGGTCTGATTTTGGCGGACGAGTAGATCCAGGTGAAACTATTTTTCAAGGGGCTTTACGAGAAGGAAGCGAGGAATTAACCGGGTTTCTAGGAAATAATAAAAATCTTCGCGATTTGATTCGTAGCAATGGAGGTGTCCATAAAATTGTCCATAACGGCTACCATATCCATCTTTTTTATTTACCATACGATGAAAATTTACCAAAATATTATAATTATAATCATACATTCTTGTGGGAACGCATAGACAAACAATATTTGAATAAGACGAAATTATTTGAAAAAATAGAAATAAAATGGTTCTCTATAAATGAAGTCAAATCCGAAAAGAGTGAGTTTCGCAATTTTTATCAAGAAATACTGGACATATTCGTTGATAATGAAAAGCTATTGAAAACTTTTGTTCATTCAAAAAAACAGAGCAAAAAACAGACTATGAAAAATAAATCGTAAATAACAAAGACTACATTCTTTATTATTTAGAAATTAAATTTGGCTTATACAATTAACTAGACCAAATAAAATACATAGTAATTGTATAATAAGTTTAAAGTATGTCTAATAATTCGTGGAAACAATATGGTGGCATTTCTAAAATGGACGATTTCAATGTAATTAATGCAAGTACAATTGTTGCTGAACAGTTTGTTTCGCGTTCCACCAAACCTATATATCAGTATTTGAATGGTATTTTTGAAGTATCATATGATTTATCAGCAGGGCAGAACGTAATTGCAAGTAATAGTATATACGCTGCAGTAGATTTATTCATAAATAAAGATATTTATTCTAATAACAAAATCTTTTTTGGAGGAGATACATTTGCTCCGTCTGGTAACGTATTTCCAGCTTTACCCGATGAAACAACACACGCATTTATGTATGGAGATTCTATGAATATTGGCGTGAATTTGACTGTCCCTAAAACAATCTTTAATATTACTGGTACGGTTGAAGCCGATACTGATATTCTAACGGTTGAAAGCAAAAATGGATATATACGAAATATTCTTGGACAAAATAAACTACAAAGAGGATTGGTTATGGATGCAAGCGACAGCACAACTAATATTATGTTTTATAATGATAATAGTACTAATGTTTTAAATAACCCGGATGCAACTATACGTTACACGGAGGGTGGCGTTTTATCTACTACAACTTCAAATGGCATTACTACATCTTCTAGATACACACGCATTGATACTTCTGGAGGTACAATATTTATGGATGGCACTAAAACACAAATTGATTCTCTCGGGTACATTATTATGAATACATCTGGTGGATTTATGTTAGATACATCGTATGCTTATGTACATATAAATGATCAAAAAGGTGATATAAATATTGATAGCAGCGGACAATTTGTATTACATAATTCAGGAGGATATTTTGTATTAAATGATAACGAAGGCATACTGTCCTCATCTGGAAAAATTGTTGTGAATGCTTCAGGTGGTCTTATTGAATTAACTTCAAACGGCGGTGACATTAATCTGGATTCGCAAAACATTAGTCTAAAGTCTTTTGTAAATTTTGCACCCCCTACTCGCGAGAGTTCTGACGATTTATATCATGAAACATTAACCGTTTATGATAATTCTCATTCCACATTTTTATATAATGTATATGAGAAAGAGACGATAAAAACCGGCAACGCCATTGTAGGTGTAGGCAAAGACTCCAGTGCAAATACATTTTTACGACTCGTTCCTAATGGTAAATTAGAGGGTAGTGCATACGGTGGAGGAGTATATCCATATGACATGACACGACCCATGAACTTAATTGGACTGAATGATGCATCCGGTAATTACGTTCATAATCAAATGATACTTTCTGGAAATAACAAAGCAAATTATACATCTACTCTCGGAATTAATACTTATATGCCAAAAACTGAACAGTATGTAGTTGATATGAATGGACCATTGCGTATAGCAAATGGCGAAATTAACACTATTATTAATACAGAATTTCAAATTATAACCGTTGCTTTCTGTAAAACAAACTCTCTGGTTGGCATTGCAGTTGGCACACCCAGCGTATTAAATGATAAACCAGACGATAACCCGACATTTACACAAGTTTTATTGCATACCAATGACGGAGGTAAATCCTGGCAAAGGTCTAATATTTATGACAACGATACAATTGATGACATTCTTATTCGCTTCAATACGGCGTTTATGTATAATGATACATATGGCATCATTGCTGGCAATAATTCTTATATTTACTATACTAACAATGGAGGCATAAATTGGTATAGAATGCAATATTATATAAATGGTAGCGATACCGAAACCGATAATACATATCGTAATGCAGGAAACATTAATTATACCATTTCGGGAGATAAATTACGAATTTCTATTGCATATGCAATTGACGGTACCGATGATTATACAAAACAAATTCGTTTTTTCGATATACCGGTAGCAGACCTTCCTAACCAATTAAACGGCGACACCTATAAATTAAATGCATTTACTGATATATCTCTTGATATGAATATAACAAACAGCGATAGTACGAGTGAATATATATATTATGTAGGAAACGGCATCGCTAGAATTAAATCATCAGCATTGGTTGATAACGATACCACTTATAGTAATGATGAATTTTATGTCGTGAATACTACACGCACCTACTACGGCATTTATGCATACGACAATAATTATGCGATTGCGGTAGGTGAAGATATTATTTCTTATACGCTAGACGGACTTAATTGGATAGATATTGTAGTTTCTACTGATACATCATTAGGTGCAGATATAATATTAAAAGGCATTTTTATTCACAATGAAATGCATGCGGTTATTGTTGGCGACAATGGAATCTTTTTATATACATCTTTTGGTCCGTCTGCAGCCAATTGGACAATCGTTCCTGACACTATACTGAATTCTTCGGGTACGGCATCACGCATTAATGGTAATAACAATATGTTAAATACTATTTTCATGCCTAATAAATATTCTTATATTATTAGCATTGTTGTTACAGAATCTGTTAATGATATTGAAGATTCTGCAGATATTGTTGGTGAATCAAAAATTCAATATGTGTTTCTACCTGCGTTATATTATCATAGTGAAAATACAGTACTTGACATTTGTGGAAATATGAATATTACGGGGTCTATTAATGTATTGTCCAATGGTCTGAACGTGAATTCTATTAATTATGCATCCTCTCTAAGTGATTCAGGGACAATGTCCATTGCAAACAATACACATGTATTAAATATTGGAAAAAATGATGATCAAGAAACTATTGAATCTTCCATTAACCGATCATTCGCTACAGTTTCCTCAGTAATCAATATAGGTGCGAATGATTGTACTGATTCTAATAATTCAGTGCTTATTAACATTGGAAACTATAACCAAAATGCAAATGATCGGTCGCCTAACTATATAAATATAGGTGGTGGCACTGATAAAGTAAATATTGGTGGCAAAATTACATATAGCAGTTCAGCGAGTACTGAAACCAGAAGTAATGAAATAGTACTTAACAATTTGAATGTTAATAACGGAATATCAGACTACATTGGTGATTATAATTATACTCCAGATAGCAATACTCAACTACCGGATGGCGTAACTCTATATTCTGCTTACGATTCTACAAAAGTAAGTGATGAAAATAACTATAAATACTCTTATGACACATCTGGCGATATTGACCCCTTGCTTGATGCCTCCATAAATAGTCTATCCAGTATTACTCAACCCGAAATATCTAATATGATATTCACTTACATTAACAACTATAATTATTCAGATAATAATTTACCCGATGGTGTCACAATTCAAGACGACGAATATGTATATGACAATAATGCAAATAATGCGGAATTAGAAAATTATTTCATTAGTCCGTTTAATGCATTTAACTCTTCTGCACGAAGTGGATTATATATTACTGACAACTTAGTGGGAAAGACTGGGTTTATTGCTGTATCTGAAGATATGAGCGGGTACATCATTAAACCAACGAATGTGAATTCTAATACTATCAAATTGGATGTCAATTCGCTAACATTGACCCCTGAAAATAATATATCAGTGAATAATGACCTTGGTATTCACAATATAAACAATGGCATTGTTGTTTTACAGAGAAGCGTTGGATCTGATGCGTATCCATTAGTAGATTCTGATTTTACATTATCTGTTAAACAATTTGACATCAGCAATATATTAGTCCGCGATTCTATCAAATCTACAGATGAGAGACAATTTATTAATACAGAAACTACATTTGAATCGGATGTATCTATGAATAGCAACCTGCTTATTGCAAAAGATCTTGTTATTCAAGGAAACTTGAAAGTTGAACAGTATAGCACAGAAACTATTATTAATACTAATGTAAATAATTATTCACTTATTGTCACTGAGGATATGTCATTAAATGGTCGCCTACATGTCAATGGTGATGTATCGTTAAACGGACAATTGTTTGTAAGGGATTATCTTGGTGTAAATATTAATAACCCATCTGTTGCAGTTGATATTAATTATACTGATGCTATACGCATTCCACATGGTACAACAGTAGAGCGTCCGACAGTTACCGATGAAGATACTAATGGTGGTTATATTCGTTATAATACTACAACGCATCAATTTGAAGGGTATGGACCAGGGAACGTATGGACATCATTAAATGGTGTCGTAAATGTTGCACAGAATACTAAGATTGCTGCATCTAGCCCTAATCCAGATTCTACTAACAATGAGCTTATCTTTTATACTGCACCGACAGACGACATTGATCCAGATTCTGCTACTGAACGTATGCGAATTAATGCAATTGGTAATGTTGGTATTGGTACCAATGATCCTAAGAATAAATTAGATATTGAAGGGGCGACTGTCATTGGTTCTACTTATGCGGGTACTGATGTCGCTCCGACAAATGGATTATTAGTAGAAGGTAATGTTGGTATTGGTACCAATGACCCTAAGAATAAATTAGATATTGAAGGGGCGACTGTCATTGGTTCTACTTATGCGGGTACTAATACCGCTCCGACAAATGGATTATTAGTAGAAGGTAATGTTGGTATTGGTGAAACCGACCCTCTGTACAAGCTCCATATTCGGGGGTCTGGACCACAATTATTTTTAGAGGGTGACGACAATGTTGATAATCCAACTACCATTAGAAGTACTGCTGGGCCAAGTTACAGAAGTACATATCACGAAATACAATTTAGTCATTTTGACGTGTTGGGATTTGACGGTGTAGCTAATTACATTGATTTTAACGTCTCTTCTGGTGGTGTAGCTCCTTCTACCAGAATGAGAATTGATGGCAATGGCAATGTAGGCATTGGAATAACCGAACTTCAGAATGTTAAAAATAGATTGGACATTTCTGGTGCAGTTACGATCGGTTCTACTTACGCTGGTACTGATGTAGCTCCCACTAATGGATTACTGGTAGAAGGCAATGTGGGCATTGGATCTAACGACCCTAAGAACAAATTAGACATTGAAGGTGCGGTTGTGATAGGTTCTACTTACGCTGGCACAGAAGTTGCTCCCACAGATGGATTATTGGTAAAAGGCAATGTCTTTGTCGGAACCACAAATTCGGGGTATACAATGGACATTAATGGTACAGTTCAGGCTACTTCATATAACGCCACTTCTGATTTGCGGATGAAAACAAATATTGTTCCAATGATGAATTCTTTAGATAAGGTTGTTAAATTAGAAGGTGTTCAATATAATTGGAAAAATGATAACACCAATAAAATGCACTCTGGACTTATTGCACAAAGCGTGGAACTGATTATTCCAGAAGCCGTAGAAACTAATTCTGTAAAAAATACAGATGGATTCTATCAAAAATCTATTAATTACAATGGGATAGTGCCTTACTTAATTGAATCAATTAAAACGTTACATGACAATGATGTAAAACGTTCAAAAGAATTTGAAGAACTAAAGCAACACAATAATACACTTTCAAAGAAAATAATAGAATATGATAAATTATTTGATCAATTAATGAACAAATAAAGCTATTTTGATTAATATAATACTTTTATTATATTAATGGGACTACGGATTGAGGTGAGATCTACGACATCATATTGTTTCCACTTAGATCTATTTCCAGAGTAGATGCTACGGGAGAGGCAGTTATACAACTGCATCTATTTTCATTTGTGTAACTACGGTTTAATTGACATTTACACCATAATTCTTTTGATACTTCATTTGCCTTTTTCTCCCACCAATTTAGCGGGTGATTGTTACACATTCTTCCTACATGAGCAACACGATTGGGACGCTGAGACGTATTTTCACATATAAAGGTAGGACAATTTGTCACATCGCGAACCATTTCATACACGACCTGCTTTCCAGCTGGTTTTATTTTTCTATAACTAATATTACTGCTTGTCACATTATTTTCTATTTGATATTGTTTAAAAGCTAATAATTGTTTAGAACTATATATAGGGTTCTCGTTGGGATCCACACGTAATACAGTTGAAACTCTTTTTCTTCTTAAATAATCACTTTGCGACATCTATAATATAAATACATATTATTGTTGTCTGATAATTAATATTATTCATCAAACAAAGAATTATGTTCTGCTATACGCTTTACTATATAATATGAGCTCCAGCCACATATCAATCCAACCACAGTTCCTGTTATTAATTGCTCTATAGTATGTTTCTTGTAATTCCAACGCTGTATTGTGGTCAGTAATAACAGTAGCGTATTTGCTACCAATATACCATTTGATTTTTGAACTAAATATAAATACGCTAACGAATATGCAGTAGATTGAGCATGTCCCGATGGCATTCCATATATATCTGCTCCATAATGCACTTCTCTATCTATAAAATTTATCCCTCCAATTGGTCTGGATTCTCTGTATATAGATTTCAATGATTTATTTATTATTGAATTCAATATCAAAAATAATAGGTATCCGTATAAATATACAGATTGTTCCCATAAAATAAACGTATTTATAATCCCTATTATTAATGGACCAAAAAACCCCAGTAAATCTAACATATATAGACTTTTTATTATAGTCATTTGTAATTATAGTATTATGTGATATTATTATTACATTATATTATTATGAGGTTGGTTCTAGTTTGTTCAACTGTTCGCAAATTAACGAAAATGACCAATTTGCATTGTTTAAATCTACCAAATTCCCTCTATCACTTACTAATTTCACTGACATACGCTGAATATTCACTGGACCAAAATACATTCTTTCTTGATTTTGCAAGGTTCCACCAAACTCTACATAAGGTGCACCGTTTGATAATCCGCTGGTTTTTACCGGAATTAATCCAAACACATCTGTTACATACGGTCCTGTACCATAACTTTTTGTACTAACAGAACTACCAATAGAATCTGTATTGTTTGCTGAATTTGCAATTTCATTAGCTGCATAGATTTGTTTCTCGGTTAAACCCAACGTATTATTATATACCTTTTCCCCAGTAACTGGATCACATTGAAATCCTGTCCGATTGGCATAAGATGGGAGGGGAATGTTTGTTTCTGATCCAGTAATGGTTACCAACCCATCATTCAAGTGATTTTGGTTGAAATCGTCCAAACATAATAAGAAATAATTGAAAAGACTAGTACTTATCCCCGTATCTCCATCTATTGATATACTTTCGGTAGATGAATCATAAAACGCCGATAAATCATACGAGGTGTATTCTCTAAACCCCATTATCCAACCTATTGTAGTATCCCATGTTGTATTTTGCACACTTTTTCCACCCACCACACACTGGGAAAAACTGACTGAGTCATAAAAAACTAAATTATAATCATTTGCATCATATGATCTGATAATATTTGTACTTATTTTCACATAATTTTGTTCATCATTTCTTTTCACTATAGACAAAATAGTATTCTTTGCGTTTGATAACGTTTCTGTCAATTGGATTTGTTCATTAGCAGTTGTTATCAAATAATCAGTTGAATAAATGCCAGGTGGAATGGTGATTGTTATATTATTTGCTCCTCCTTCGCTATATACTCCATCTTCAAATGCATTAAACGTGAATGTGTCGTTGATACCTGCCTCTATAGTTAAAGTATTTGAGATCGCAATATTATCTACGGCATTTATTAGTATTTTTCCACTTGCATTGATTTCCGCTATTTTTTCTTCATCTGCATTGTATATGTCACTAGAACCCGATGCTGGTATTTCAAAATCCATATTAAATTCACTGTCTGATATTGATGTATCTATATACAGGTTATTAACCCAGCTGTTTTTTTCTGCATCTACATATTGAATGCTATAATTTTTCGTGATTAATTTTTTTACAATTGAAATATCAAATGCTACATTATATACATTATTTGATACAGTGCTGCTCAGCTTTGTACCTGAAAATATATTTAAATTTGTATTCTTATCAATATAATTTGCAAAAATGTTATTTATATCTTCTTGTAATAAGGGATAATTTGTGTAATTTGTAGTAGTATCAAAAGTCAATATATATGTTTCATCGCCTTCATTGCCATTATTGGTATCCGTTTTTGGTTTTATTGTACATATGATATCTCCTTCTGATACATTTATTCCTCCTGCATTTATAGTTGCACTATATGTATCCGTTAAATCAGACAATATATCACTTGCTAAATCATCTCCGTTACTATATGTTAATGGGATTGTAGTCTTAAAAATACTATCAGTCAAATCTATCTCATACATACTCTCATCAAAAGTTTTATTTATATCTATATACATATTGAAGGCATTGCTGCTAATATATGCATATGTACCAGTTGGGTAGTCATTTACAGCACTATCATATTCGTAGCTTTCACTCGGAGCATTCAACAAAGAATATCCATTGATTTCATTAAACGATGTATCATATTCGCGTATTGACCTATTTATTGCTTCTACATATTCGGTTATGCTATATCCTTCCTCATTTGAATTGGGAATGCTGAAACTAACATCATTTAATACATTTACAAAACCATCTAACGTACATTTCAATTCTACATACGGAAGATTTTCTATTATATAACGATCAGATTGAGCAATTGAAGCCACTTCTGAATATATTTCATTCAATTCATTATAGCTTGCATCAAAACGAAAACATGATGTTTCGCCGTACCATATGTTATCTGACTCTGGGAAAATAACTACTATCTTATTATCGGTATTTGTATTGCAAACTAATCTGTTGAATTTTAATCTCATTTCCACATAAGAAACCAATGTATCAAATTCGTTATTTGCAGAATCTATATTTTTTCTTTCTATGTAAGATTCGTATAAATTTGCATTTGCAAGTAGTTGTTCATTGAGATCTGCAATTAATTCCTTTCTTGTATATGTACCATTTGATAACGAAAATCGTATTGTCTCGCTTACATCAATGGTAGATGATGAAGTTGTGTAAGGAAAACTATCATTATATTGTATTATAGTAAAAAAATTGTTCGTTGAGTCTATTGCAAATGTAGCATTGCTGTCGGAAGTAAAAGATGTATTTTCCAAAGAGTAGTACAACGGCGACTTGAGTACATTGCCATAATAAATATCTGTCTGAAACCCTAAATATGATGGTATTGTTAAATTTCTACTACTATCACTCTGATAAGGACTTTCCCACGTTGGAAAAGATAAATAATAGCTACTTTCATTAAATTTTTTCGTTATATCTATATTAAAACGACTAAGTGAAGTATAGCTATTATACACAACGTTTGTGTCTGAAATATTCGCATCTATTTCACTATTTTTACTTTGTATTGACACATTCACCGTATCTATTAATTCTTGAGGCTTATAATTTCCTGAATCAATCTTAATCTGTATTTCATGAACACCGTCAGTTAGTCCTTCTGTTTTTCCTTTAAAGTAAAAAAAATTACTACCATAACTTTTTCCTATTGTGTACCACGTATAAGGTATTTGGATAGAGTATAATTTCAAAGAAACTACATCTTTTAATGGTTCGGATAAATTAAAAGTAAATTCGGTTGAAAATGTTGTTTTATTTGGTCTATATTGACTATCTATACTTATGATACGCTTGGTTGTCTGCTTTAACAAAGGGTTCAATCCTCCTTTCGCATATTCTAAATTTGTTGTATAGAGCACGTTATCTTTATCGGTCGGTTCTTCCTCCGCATATTCCTGATTCCTTTTTACTAACTCAGTTGGTTTATCTTGCTTAGATATATCTATGTTTGCGTTTTGCATATTACTTAAACCTTCTATCATTGGTTTCACAGTTTCTTCACTGTTATCTACATCATCATCGTTGGTTTGAAAAAAATGATCATATATACTTTCAAAAAAGTAGGCTAATTTTTTACTAGAGTTACTATCCATATTTTTATACTTATGAATCATCATAAGTATTTTGGCTTCCAATTCTCTATCACTAGGATCATCTAAATCTAATATTTCATATAACTCTTTTTCAGAATAAGAATTTATATCATATAAATCTTCTTTTTTCATTTCCTTTATAATAACATCACACAAACATTTATATTTTTATCAAAAAAATAAATATATCACATTCTGTATTCATTCTTATTGTTTTTTTTCTAGCCTATCTTTAAACATTTTACTTATAAACTCTACTAAATCCAGACGACGACTGCAACGATATAGCATATCTATAGGAAATGCTTTTAATCCTTGCCCACGTTTCATATGTTTATTGCCCTTAAAGCATAATATATCAAATACTTTCATTATCTGTTCCTCCTCTTGTGTCATGTCATCACGACTGATTCGCATATTTCCAATGAAAATATATCTATTATAATTTCCTTCTTGATAAACGCATAATTTATTATGAGTAGGACTGTTCCTAACCATTCCTATTCCCAATATTTTATTTGTATCATTGTTCATCTCTAAAATGAACATGATAGACTCACTTGGTATATGCCGACTTACTGGGTCGGGGGAACAATATACACATCCTATCTTACCTGTTCTTTTACGATACGCTTCATTTTCATTCCATGTATGGGTATTAAATCTGGATGTCAATAAGAATTTATGTTGTTGTTTTTTATATTCGGACAATTGTTTTTTCCACACTTGTTTTATTGTGATTATTTGTGACATCTGTATTCATTGTTATTTGTTTTTTTTATTCTTTATCAATTTTGTTATGTCACTTTAATAAATTTGTNTATATATTATAATCTAATGGAATCAAATGATGATATTGAAAAAGATGGAGGTTCCTCTTCCAGCGAATCTTTTATTGAAATCAATGACGAACACTTTTCTATATTAAACATTAATAATGAAGATAATCTAATTTTAGATACCCAAAATGGTGGTAATTCTAGACATAGCTCCGATACTACTTTAGAGTATGATACTCAGGCGCAAGATACATTCAACGTAGATAGCAGACTATATAATAAATATACGCGTTGCGATAGCCCTATTACTATTTCCAATCATGGTAGCTTATCTGGCAGTTGTAATAGTAGCGACATAGATGAGATGTCCAGCAATGTGGATAGTTCAAATAATCTTGTTGCAATGTATTCCAATAAACAAACGTTATCACTGCATGACATTGCGAATATGACGCAACAAAATTTGTCTAATGTGGTGAAACATTCTAAACATCGTTATTCTCATTATAAACAAATAGATGTACATGAAGCTGAACAAAAATTTGAAAATTATTATTCTACCCATGCTCCTGATAATAATTATACAAATGAAATTGATATACTCACTACATTCATGAAAGGACAGAAAAATCTATACATTCAATCTAGAAATGTTACTCAGTGGAAATATTACTGTCTAATGTTACCCACACTTATTATTTCATGTTTTATCACGGTGACTACCCCTTTTATAAAATGTGAAAATAGGCAAACCGGTATTGTTTCTGGTCTTAATGCAATTATTGCATTGCTTATATCTTTGATCAACTTTTTAAAATTAGAATCTACTACACAATCTTTCTTTTTACTCGCTAACCAGTTTGATAAATTAGAAACTATGTTAGAATTGACTAATGGTAAATTAATTATACTTGAAAATGAAGAAGAAAAGAAAAAGTTAGTTTTGAAACGTATCAACGAAATTGAACAGAAAATTTTTGAATTAAAAGATACAAATGAGTTTCTGATACCAGAAGAAATTAAGGTTTTATTTCCTGTTATATGCCACATCAATATTTTTTCTTTTATAAAAAAAATGCAATCATACAGAAATGATATGATTAAACAGTTACAAAACGTTAAAAACGAAATTAATTATATTTTACATAAATGGAAAAAACAATCCAGAACTTCTCGTGACAATTCTAAAAATGATTTCTTTTCTATGAATTATGAAAAAGAAAGAAAACGATTAGATTATCTTCACGATCTTAAGGATAAAATTAAAAATGATATTTCTGAATATCGCAATGTATATTCTCATATGGATGAGATCTTTACCAGGGAAATTAAACTAGCCGAACATAAAACGAATAGCTGTGGCGTTTGGTATATTTGTTTTTGGAATTATATGAAAATAAATGACCCTACTTATTCTACGAATAAGAATTTGCCCCAAGACTCCCAGAATAAAACTGGCAAATGTGGGAATATGTTTATTGACAACTATTTTCATAACGATGTGGATTATTAGCCACCACTATTTTCCAATACCAGGGCATATCATATACTAATTTGATTGAACCGAATTCATCCAATTGCTTTCGGATTTGATGCGGGTCTTCTTTTTCGTTGTAACAGATCTTTATCATTATACGTTTTTGGGTTGGATCGTTCTTCAAAGGAATCTCGGTTAGCTTTTGTATATATCCCATTTTTATACCTTTCAATGTATTATAAACGAATTCTTTTGATATTGTGCTTGATATGCGTGGAATGCACAAAGATACATATTGTTTCTTATCTGACATTGTTATATTTCTTCTTGTATTGAATTTATTTTTGGATTGATAAAACATCAATTTTATCAATCCAAAACTTAGACACTGTCTAAGTTGCTGCCTCGTGTAAGTTATTCTGATAAATATTTAAAAGTAATGTATAGTAATATACACATAGATAGGTGAATACATTTATTGAATTTTACCATTCATTGCGATCGGCTAATTGCCGCGGGTATTCATCAACTAATATATGAATGCATACCTCCCCATGAATAGTATATTTTATTTGTATGTCTATTTATGTATGTGCAATAGATTTATACGTCTATTTATTATCACAATACGTCTATATTGCGGTTACGAGACATATTAATTATAATCAGTTTTTTATATTATTTAAGTTTGAAATTACATAATGTTCTCTTCTTGGAATATAATTACAGTATGACTGATATTGACAATACCCATTTAGGAACTATAGTTGATTCAAGATGGTTGCAACAAGAAGAACGACTTCAAAACATTGATTCTATATTTGACAGAGAACAAATGCAATCTATTACTGTCAAATGTATATATATTAATACGCACAACTATATTGATAAGATAACATATACAGATGTGCCTCTAGAAATAATGAACGACCGTTCTATATTGACAAAAGAAAAACTAATCAAGCTTATTCAAGACAATAAGTTGAGAACCAAAGACGCTGCTTACAAACTAATGGACGTTTTATTGTGTAATTTTGATATTATACCTTCAGCCATTCAATCGTTCTCGTCGGTTGGTGACAACATTAATAATATTGATCACTGTTTCAAATCTGTCAGTTCGGTGGATGACGTTATCATACAACCTTCCACTTTTATTTTTCATGATATTAATTCTATGTATATTCTCTTCCAAGAACATGAACTTGTTAAAAACGGCCATCAAATAAAATCTATCTTGAAAGCTTCTGACAATACTCAAAAACGGAAACATACGAAAAAAGTGAGAATCACATTAAGCAACGACCGAAATAGAAGCAACCTCAAAAATAGGTTCACACGGCGGCGCTTGAAATAATATATTGAAAATCACGAGGTATGCACCTATGCGTAATTATTCATCCAAATACAATATAAAAATGATATAAACCGTTTTACATTGTATCAATAGCAGCATGAATACGCATGATATTCATTTTAAAGAAGAAATTTCTTGGCTATTTTTCCAATTAACACGAAAAATAGATTCACAATGCATACAAGATATGCAACTTCGCTTTAAAAACTGTCTTACTCTACTAAAAAAATATATACATAAAGACGGATTTGACAGATGGGGCAAATATTTAAAATGGTTATATCGTATGATTGGTTTTACGAGAGACAGTTATAAAGGGTTGGGCGAACAGGCACTCTCCTACATGCTTATATGCAGCTTATATGACTATTTTCCAACATTAGCTATATACGCATTACACTGCTTTGTAAAACCGTATTCTACCATCGGTAAATCATATTACTACGGGTGCTGGAGAGATTTGAAATATATATGTCAATATGCATGCGAAAATTCACTCCTTAAACATAGGCACGGTATTATTCAACATTGNATTCAAATTATGAACCATCAGCTTTATTTGGATATTGAAACGTGGAAATTCTCTGCCAATTGTCATTCTGTATTTCATATTTCTAATGTTGCGAAACACATTCCTCGCGAGAAATCAAAATTCTCTTGGTTATTTGAAGAAATGGCGATACAATGGATTCATACACACAAACCATATATTTTGAAAACTGCTGACAATGACATCTCCTACAAACTTGCTATATCTAAATCTAAAAGAATATACAGGAAAGTTTTGTCGGACATGAATCGTGCATTGAATACAACCGAAGTTACTATTTGCAATGCAACAGATCAGTATGAACGGTCGCATAAGATAGATGAGAATCGTCCCTCTCTATTTACTGCTATGAATAAGAAATATTTTTTCTTGAATTCAAATCCAGAAATTCAGGATACAGACATCCCGAACAAATACAAAAATGATACAATTGTGGGGTTTGA